CATAGATGATCGTCACCCCCTCCCGTTCAGGAAGGAGTGAGCGCAATATGCCAACGATACTGGAGAACGTTTCTACTCTGAGTGAGTTGCTTGATGGAGCTATTCCGAATATGCATATGACTAGATCATTGACGCGGTACAATAAAGTACATAGTCGATCGAAGTCGCTGACGGAAGACGCCACCTCTGACTCACAAAATGGAAAAAGTAGTAAATTCACCGGGCCTATGATAGGAAGCTCCCTTCCAGCAGGTTGTTCACCTGCTGATCGAAAAAAGCTTGTGCTATCTCTCAATGTTCTCATCGACTACGCTAAACTTTACGGCTTTCGCTCGGATTCGTTCGACGCAGAGACGACCCTCGCTCACTGGCAGATATGCTCAGCTGAGTGTGGGTGGATTAAATTTCTAAAGTATAAGCTAGCCACTTACATGGCTCACCACCTAGGCGGTGACCTTCCCCCGAAACCATTCGTGGCGGAAGATCACCCCAATCAACTTGCAGGAGGGACTCTTGGTCGTTTCTTTCGCTTAATTGCGGAGAGCGGACAAGCTCGGTCTTTCGCAGTCGGTATCCTCTTCACCAAGAAGGGTATGCCGCGTCCTGGAGATGATGCCCTTGAACAGGCGTTAGTGAGTACCAAGGAAGTGTTGACTACGGTTAAGTCTACTCCGTTCTCCCCATTCTCTTCAAAGGCCGTAATAGCCGAGGAAGTAAGGAGGACATGTAGGGAGGTTTTCACCCATCGCTTGTCAGCGAATGACCTCTATCATCCATACGCACCATCTGTGAAAGCCAATTATGTCGACTCCCGAGGGAGGTTCGGCACGCTTGGAACACTAATGGAGGAGAGCATATTGATGAATCGGGTACACCCCAGTGCAGCCGTTAAGCTGTATCGGGATGCCGTAGAACTGGATGAGGGTGATGATGAGATAGGTGATGAGAGATTCGTGCGCATAAAGGTTAGACCGAGTTTCAAAGCTCAGGTCGAAGCCGTGTACCGTGAGGTATACGACATTGCGCGCGAACGTGCGAAAGATGAAGAGGCCAACGTCAAGTTGGTCGCCTTACCAGAGGCACTTAAGGTGAGGGTCATATCTAAGGGCCCCCCCCTAACTTACTTCACTTTGAAGCCAGTACAGAAATTTCTTCTACGACAGATGCGAAGGCTCCAGGCCTTCAAGCTTGTCGGAGAGACGGTGACTCCTGAATTCCTTTCACAGGCGTTCAGTAGTTCCTCGGGTTTGTTTCACTCTTTGGATTACCAGAGTGCCACTGACCTTTTAGACCCCGAGATCTCGGGAGTCGCCGTTGATGAGATTTGTGACGCTGTAGGTATGCCCGAAGATATCAGAGTGCTCTTTCATAAGGCACTTACTGGTCACTTCGTTGAGGACACCCCCCAGGTCTGGGGTCAACTCATGGGATCAATAGTTTCTTTCATAATATTGTGTGTGGTCAACTTAAGTGTTATCCGCCACTCCTTCGAGGTCAGTGAAGGCACTCGGGTCTCTGTTTTGGAGATCCCAGCTGTTGTGAACGGCGACGATGGACTTGTTCGAGCTTCGAATAAGTTTTCAGAGGTTTGGGAGAGTGTGGCTCGCGTAGCCGGTCTCATCCCTTCTCTCGGAAAAGTGTACACTCATCCGACCTATGCTAACATCAATTCAACCTCATATGAGTATAACTCGGGAGAGTTTACCCTCATACCATACCCTAATATGGGACTCGTCATGGGTCTCGGACGCTCCGGCGTTGATAAGGTTGGTCTGGATGAAATGGTGAACAATTATGCTAGTCCATTTGTTAAATCACTTGGATCGCGACATCATGCCCTTATTGAGTCTTGTCCTGAGTCAATGCGACTTCAGGTACATGAGCTCTTTTTGCAGCATAACGCGGAATCGTTGAAAAAGGCGAGAGTACCCTGGTATATTCCAGAGTCGTTGGGTGGCGTTGGGTTAAAACCGCTCGTTGTTTACGATTATGGTGATGGCGATGTCGACTCCTTGCGGAAGTCGTACGCTCGAACCTCAACCGGACATCGTTGCGGACCTAGTCGATTAGACGTTGGGATCGCGTGGTCCTTCATGGACCATCGCGGTTCCTTTGGCGTCGGCAAGGTACCTTCGGCACAGCCGATTCAGAGTAGACCAGTCTGGCAAAAGCCTGTTCTCGGACTTTCGGGTCCGGGTAGGCGCATGCTCATGTCGGAAGAAGATGAGTCCTTCATGGACCTGTCTACTTACTACATGACTCCTTCACTAGTTGCGGTTGAACTGGGTGACTCGAAGCGATTCGAGGTCATCAATCGTAACGCACGCGCTTGGGAGTCCAAACTAGAGCTCATGAGTGACTACTCCTCCACAGGAGAAGATTTGTTCTTGGATTCGTTTGTTGATTCGCGCAGCACTAAACCTTATGGCGTAAAGCCGATCCGCCTTATTGGCGCAGATCCGGTGACTCACCGTCCCATTTATGGGCGGGCGTAGTTGCGGTCCTGGAGATGAGATATTCTCCTGAAAGGACGCGGGGTATACCCGGTCGATCGAAGTAGGGCATGTGTACTGTTTTCAATGGGAAGGTCTGGATAAACCTCCGG